TATGACGCCACCTCAGAAAGTTCAATCTGAGGCGATCGTGCACATGCCGGACTCCGTGGATATTGAAGCTGCGATTGCTCCCTTTACTCGTACACCGAACTTTCCGAATCAGACTGCCGTGAAGGCAGGTAAAACGAAAGAAGATGGTGTGGGTCGTATAAAGCAGACTACAGTAACGATATCTAACGGGCCATTGATAGAGGGCTCTCTTCCCACATCTGTGTTATTATCAGATGAGGAAAAGTCAAAGCTTGATGATTCTCTATCGGTACTACTTGAGTACCTCGCTTTGTTTGGATTTAATGCCTCCGGTTTTAACCGAGAGTCCACGATTTTGCACTGGCAATTATGCTCAGCGCGATGTGGTTGGATTAAATTCCTTAAATATAAGTTGTCAGCGTTTTTTTCCGCATTTCTTCATGATGAATTGCCTCCCGTTCCCTTCACAGGAATTGAAGACAATCCACTTCATCTGGTCGGTGGTCGAGCTGGACGTTTTATATCTTCGAGACTGAAAGGTCTCGGTGCTATGGAATTTGCCCTCGGCATACTCTTCTTAAAGAAGGGGTTACCTCGGCCAGGTAAGGATGCGCTTGATAAAGCGTTGAAATCCACAAAGTTGATACTCACGACGGAACATCCTGTTCCAAAATCTCAAGTTCCTTTAGTCGTACACAACGACTGGTCAGTTTCTACTCGACCATGTGAGCTTTCAGATCTTGAGGATGAAGTCCGCCGTACTGTTCGTGAAGTGTTTAGAAATAAGCAATTTACGGAAGAACATCTCTACAAACCGTATGTTCCTAGTATACGTGCAAACTATACTAGCTCCAGATCCAAGTTGGGAACTCTTGGTGACTTGGTATCCCTTGGCGCCATTTTTGACGTCCATGGTCTACCTGGAGAAGCAGTAATCAATACTGCTGATTTTTACAGTAATTGTTTTGAGTATGTTACAGGAAGTGGTGACGATGATTGGATAGAAGATGAGACAATGCCGCACTACCGTGTAAAGGAATCTTTCACGGCTGATCTGAAAGAGCGTTATAAGCTACTTTATCAGATTGTGCGGCACCATGCGACAGACGAATTATCTAATACTACTTTGGTGGCCCTTGCTGAGGCCCTAAAGGTGCGTGTGATCTCTAAAGGACCACCCCTTAAGTATTTTTGTCTGAAGCCCATACAGAAGTTTATGCATTCCATCATGAGAAAGCAACGCGTTTTCCGTTTAATTGGAGAACCCGTGTCGGCTGAGTTTTTACAATCAGTTTTCACGGATGTCGCTGGCAAGTTTTTGTCAGTTGATTATGCGTCCGCGACAGACTTACTTAATCCAAGATTAAGTTTAGCAGCGGTCGATGAAATATGTAAAGTTACTGGAATACCAGCTGATCTAGAAACGATGTTTCGCGATGCCCTTTGTGGGCATACTGTCGAAGGATCGCCACAAAAGTGGGGTCAGCTAATGGGTTCAATTGTCAGTTTTCCTATTTTGTGTTTAGTTAACGCCGCGATTTGCCGCCGTGCCTTTGAACTTGGTGAACATTTACCATGGGGAGTTTCTCTCCATGATTGTCCACTTTTAGTGAATGGTGATGATGGTTTATTGCGTTGTGGTCTAAAGACAAAAGAATATTGGGGTGATCTTGCTGCACTCGGTGGTTTATCTCCGAGTATAGGTAAGGTTTATTATCATGATACTTATTTGAATATCAATTCAACTTCGTATACCATGGTTGAGTCCAAATGCACACACCATCCCTATGTTAATATGGGTTTAGTGAAGGGCATGACTCGCTCTGAAGGTAAGATGCAAGCGAGCAATGTTACTGAGAATCAAGATTCTTTCGGTACCATTGGCTCCCGCCATCATGAGTTAATGAAGGGCTGTCCGGAGAATATCCGAATGGCCGTCCACAAAATGTTTATTAGAGAAAACTACGATTTATTGAAATCGTTGAAGGTTCCTTGGTATGTGCCTGAATCGATGGGGGGGGTTGGTCTGATGCCGTTTACGGTGACATCAGGCGAAGATATTGATGATTTTAAGATCTCCTATCTAGAAATAGATGGTGTCCGTTATGGACCTAGTGATCTCGACCTTAAATGTTGTCGAATAATCAGCAATAAATACGCTAATGTTTCTGTGAGAAAGCTTCCGACCTCTCAGCCGGTTCAAGCACGACAAGTATGGTATGCGAAGAAAGGATTTGATATCCCTTCGCTGCATGTTGTCGGCGCTGTCAGTTCAAACTTGGCAGCGTGTGCAGAGAGTCAGTCGAATGTGTTTTCCTTTATGGATCTTTCGACTTTCTACTACTGCCCATCTTTAGTTATGTCTGAGCAGCGTAAGCAATTGCACGCACTCAGAAATAATGAAAGAGCTTGGGAGTCACTTACAAAGGTCGCGTTAAAGATGTCGGGTTTACCCGGCTTCGATTATCTGCGGACTCAGCAAGTGTACAAGCCTGCATTCTTTACGATGTGAAGTTCGTGAGATTGCAGTGACGGTTATGGGGGTGTGTAATGAGCACGCACACCA